ATGTATAGATACTACTAACCTATGTAATAAAGTGTAGGAAGTAGTTACTATTAAGTATTACTAGGGCTTCTGTAATAACTATAATTGTTACTCCATGTCTCCTCTCTCCTCTTTGTAGTTACATTGGAGTTCTAGTAATACTACTTTTCTTTCCACAACTTAACATTAGTACTTGACTTAAATGAAAAAACACATACAACTATACCCAAGTGAGTCCGTATTAGAGGACTTCTATGCTGCTCTTGTATCCAAGAACAACAAAGCTTTACTAAAGATACACATACCTAAGTCTGATGTATTTTACGTTAGGGCTGCTATTGAAGCAGATACTGGAGTTAAGTATACCTTAGATCATGTAGAGAGAGCTATGTACTTAGAAGGTATGATAGATAAGCGTGACGTACTAGAACCTGACAGGAAGAGAGACTACGCTGATGGCCCATCGTGATTACAAGAAAGAACGAGCTAACTATGATGGTACACCTAAAGTCATGGCTAAGAACCGTGCCCGTAAGAAAGCTAGACACCTGTTAGAGAAGCAAGGTAAGGTTAAGCCGTTTGACGGTAAGGATGTAGACCACAAGAATGGCAATGCGTTAGATAATAGACCTAGTAACTTACGTGTTCAGAAGGCTAGTAAAAATAGAAGTATACCTCGTAATAGCAAAGCAGGAAAGCGATAACAGCTATGGAGAACCTTAAGTTACCAGTAGCACTTGTAGCCGCTATGGGTGCACAGCTTGCGGGAGGTGTCTGGTGGGTATCACAACAAGCCTCTACTATATCAAGCTTAGAAGAGACTGTATCGCAGTTAGGTAGTCGTATGGCTATTGAGGATAACGTTAATCTTAAGCGTGATGTACAAGATAACATGGATTACATTGAGAGTGCATTTGAAGAAATAGATGAACTATGGGAAGAAGCTGATTCATTGAGTAAGACTATATCCCGTATTACTGAGTTACAGCAGCGTGTAGCTTTAGCTGAGAAGACTTTAGAGTATTATGGGCGTGAGATTATGGATAGAAAGGGGGGCTAACTAATGGCAGGTAAATCTATTCCTAAGACTACCAAAGGTAAAGGTGCTAACTACCGCCCTACTTCTAAAGGTGCAGGTATGAGTAAAGATGGTGTAGCCGCTCATAGAAAAGCTAACCCTGGTAGTAAACTTAAGACTGCTGTAACAGGTAAAGTTAAGGCGGGTAGTGCAGCAGCTAAAAGGCGTAAGTCTTATTGTGCTAGAAGCGCTGGTCAAATGAAGGACTTTCCCAAGGCAGCTAAAGATCCTAACTCACGGCTAAGACAAGCCCGTAAACGATGGAAGTGTAAATAATGGTAGTAAATGCAGCGAATAACTATACTAAACCAACAATGCGTAAGAAACTTGTAGCTTCTGTAAAGGCTAGTAGTAAGGGTGGTAAACCTGGTCAGTGGTCTGCACGTAAAGCTCAGGCAGTAGCTAAACAATATAAAGCAAAGGGTGGCGGTTACAAATGATAAAATACTTAAAGAGATTACTATGTGCATTACTGAATAAGAAGTGTAGCCCAAAGTGCGACTGCTGTTAAAGTGGCTGGACTAGCTAAATCACAGAAGAGCTTAAAAGCTTGGGGTAAACAAAAGTGGGGTACTAAGAGTGGAAAGCCCAGCGCTAAAACTGGTGAGCGTTATTTACCTGCTAAGGCTATCAAGTCTCTTACTCCTGCTGAGTACGCCGCTACAACCAGAGCTAAGCGAAAAGGCACTCAGGCAGGTAAGCAGCATGTGGCTCAACCTAAAAAGATTGCAGCCAAAACCAAAGCCTACAGGGGAGTAAAGAAATGAAGGGCGTAAAGCATTATACTACTGACGGTAAAGAGTGGAAGGGTAAGACCCATAAGCACCCTGACGGTAAAGTTATGACAGGGACCACTATGACAAAGGGTTCTAAGAAAGTTGTACATTTTAAAGATCTAAGTAAAACAGTTAAATCTAAGCTAAAGAAATAGGAGCGAGACACAATGAATTACGGAAGTAAGAAACCTAAGAAGAGTATGTATAGCATGGGCGGTTCTGTAAAGAAAGGCATGTATAACATGGGCGGTTCTGTAATTAATGCAGGTCCATCAAAAGTAAATGGTGACTACAACCCAGTAGCTGCTGACATGCAGCGCCAAGGTATGCAAATGGGTAACGCTATGAAAGACGGTGGCTTAATTACTCCTCCAAACAAGGGTGCAGCATCACTACCTAAAAAAGTACGTAATAAGATGGGCTTTATGAATAAGGGTGGCCTTATGTGCGGTGCATCTAACCCTCCATCAAAGAAACGGACTTAATAAATGTTTAACAGTAAAGAAAAAGAATTAAACGCTGCAGGTTATACTATTGCAGACGGACAAGTACTAGACGCTAGTGGTGGCCCTGTAGCTGGTGAAGCTGCGTATGGTGACGTATGGTATGCTGATGAGCACGTAGAAGCTATTATGTCTGGTGAAGTAATGGTTACAGTTACTGAAGAGACTACTATAGTAGATTCAGCAGATAAGCCAGAAGCAGAAGACTATGAAGTAGAAGTAGTACGTGCTCGTAATGACAAAGGACAACTTGTAGGCGATGACCCTAATACTCCTGATGTTAATGAAGCGTGGACTACAAAGATTAAGAAGAAGATTACAGGTAAGAAATCCTAATGGTTGAACTAGCTTCATATAAAACTACAACTGAAGCTATTACAGTATCTTCTACTACTGCAGGTGCTGCAGCTAATGTTCTGTACACTTGCCCGTTAAACCACAATGCAACTATAGATGCGCTTATGTTTAGTAATAATAATGCAAATGCTAAGAAGGTAAACGTACAGCTTTTTCATAAGGAAGCGGGGTCGTATAAACATATACTAAAAGCACACTCTATTGCAGCTAATAGTACCTACAACTTATTAAACAACAGTCACTTACACTTACACTCAGGTGATATAGTAGTAGTACACGGCGAGACTACCAATACCATAGAAGCTACTATATCTGTACGTGAAAGGTATAACCCCAATAGGTAGCGGGTATGACTAAACTGTAGCTACTAAAAGTATGTATTTTGAGTATAACTGTCCTTGGTAACAAAGAGTTACCTACAACAAAAGGACAAAGTTATGAAACACATTAAGAAGTACTTAAAAGCATTACTAGCAGCAATACAAAAGAACCAACAACAAAGAGCAGATCATTGGATGCTTTCCAATATGTCTGATAGAGATCTTAAAGACGTTGGTATCACTCGTGGACAAATAAACGGTATTATCTATAGCAGCAAAGAGCGAGAAAAGCACGAGTATCGTCAGTATATGCAAGATATGTACAGAACACGTATTACACATTAGTCTGTATAATAAAATTAAGAGGCTGTTATGGACCCCATTAGTTGCGTAGCTCTTGCTACTGGTGCATTTAAAACTATTAAATCTGCCATTTCTACAGGGAAAGACCTGCAGGATATGGGTAGGGGTTTAGCAACTTGGGGTAAAGCCTGTTCTGACTTCCGTCAGATAGAAGACAGGCAGAAGAATCCACCTTGGTGGCAGAAGACGTTTAAAGGTTCTGATGAAGAAGAAGCTATTCTTATATGGAACCAGAAGCGTAAGATGGATGAAATGCGTGAGGCTATACGCTCAGAGATAAGCTTTGTATATGGACCTAGTGCTTGGGAAGAAGTTTTACGTATTGAGGCAGATCAACGCAAGAGAAGAAAAGAAGAAGCCTACGCAAAGCAGCTATTTATTGATAACTGCATTAACTGGGCGGTAGGCTTAGTATCTTTAGTCTTAGGCGGCGCTTTACTAGGTGCTCTTTTCTGGCTTGTAGGTAAAGCTAGAGGCCAGTGGTAACATAATAATAGGAAGTATATAACATGGCACGTAACTTAACAGATAACCAAAGGCGTTTCTTAGAGGTTCTCTTTGAGGAAGCTCAAGGTGATGCTGTACAAGCTAAGAAACTAGCAGGTTATAATGATACTACTGCTACCCGTACTATTATAGAATCTCTTAAAGATGAAATAGGGGAAGCTACACGTACCTACTTCGCACAAGTAGCTCCTAAAGCTGCTATGTCTATGGTAGGTGCTTTGTATGACCCTACAGAATTAGGCATCCGTGATAAAATATCTGCTGCTAAGGACTTGCTTGATCGTGCAGGATTAGGTAAGGTAGATAGATTAGACGTATCCTCAACAGGCGGCGGTGTATTCTACCTGCCACCCAAAGAAGGGTCCAATGAATAAGAAGTGTAAACGTGAAACTAAAGATAGCAGAAGATATAGGTTACTGGGAACTACCTAAACCACCTAAAGGTAAAGAAAAAGAGTGGCATACAGTAGTAAGATTAGGCAATACTAACAAGGGCATACCCTACGGATACAAGGTTTGCTACGATAATGATGCACTTTTAGAGCCAATACCACACGAATTAGAAGCATTAGAGCTTGCAAAGCGTCATTTAAAGCAGTATAGTTACGCAGATGTTTGTTTATGGCTAGAAAAGCAGACAGGCAGACCCGTTACACAGCAAGCGCTAAGAAGAAGAGTAGATATTGACCTCAAACGTAAAAAAGCAACTACAGCTAAGCGGTTCCTTGCCAAGCGGCTCGAAAAAATCCTCAAGGAAATCGAAACGCTTGAAACAAACCGTATCGGAGCCTATAGTACCTACGAAGAAAGTGAAGAAGACAGTACCTGCGACAGTACTACCACCACAGTATGACGTAGAAGTAGCACAAGATGTCGTTTTTAAGCCTAATCCTGGTCCTCAGACTGACTTTCTAAGCTCTAGTGAAAAAGAAGTACTATATGGAGGCAGTGCTGGTGGTGGAAAGAGCTACGCCATGCTTGCAGACCCTCTTCATGGCTTAGGTGACCCTAATTTTAGTGGATTGCTGGTACGACACACTACAGAAGAGCTACGAGAGCTAATACAGAAGAGTCAAGAGCTATATCCTAAAGCAATACCAGGTATAAAGTGGTCAGAACGTAAGTCACAGTGGGTTAGCCCTAGAGGCGGTAGACTTTGGATGTCCTACTTGGACAAAGACATGGATGTTACCCGCTACCAAGGACAGGCGTTTAACTGGATAGGCTTTGATGAGCTAACTCAGTGGAGTTCAAATTACGCTTGGGACTATATGAGGTCACGTTTGAGATCTGCACATAGTAAAGACCTAGGTTTGTACATGAGAGCCACAACTAACCCAGGTGGAAACGGCCATGCTTGGGTTAAGAAGATGTTTATTGACCCTGGACCTCGTAATGAGCCATTCTGGGCTACTAATATAGAAACAGGGGATACTATTACGTTCCCTAAAGGCCATAGCAGAGAGGGTGAACCTCTATTTAAACGTAGATTCATCCCTGCAAGCCTATTTGATAACCCTTATTTGTCGCAGGGTGGTGAGTATGAAGCAATGCTACTCTCACTCCCTGATCACCAGAGAAAACAACTACTTGAAGGTAACTGGGATGTAAACGAAGGAGCCGCTTTTCCTGAGTTTAACAGAGCTATACACGTTATAGACCCCTTCACTATACCTAAGTCTTGGGCTAGATTCAGAGCTTGTGACTATGGGTACGGAAGTTACACAGGTGTTGTTTGGATAGCTGTATCACCAGATGAGCAGCTTATCGTGTACAGAGAACTTTATTGTAGTAAAGTAACAGCAACAGACCTAGCGGATATGATACTTGAAGCAGAGGCTGATGATGGTACAATAAGGTACGGCGTACTTGACTCTTCCCTGTGGCACAAACGCGGGGATACTGGCCCGTCATTAGCAGAACAAATGAACATGAAGGGTTGTCGTTGGAGACCTTCTGACCGTTCTCGTGGCTCAAGAGTTGCTGGTAAAAATGAGTTACATCGCCGTCTGCAGGTAGATGAGTTTACAGAGCAACCACGCTTAGTATTCATGTCTACCTGCACCAATCTATTAGCGCAGATGCCTTCAATACCTTTAGATAAGAGAAACCCTGAAGATGTTGATACAAATGCAGAAGACCACTTGTACGATGCTTTACGGTATGGTATAATGACTAGACCAAGAAGTTCCCTATGGGATTTTAACCCTGCAACACAAAGGTCTGGCTTTCAAGCGTCAGACCCAACATTCGGATATTAAATTATGGCAGAAATAGATGACCTTTCATTTGAGACTGATGACGTAATTGCTGCAGAGGGCCAAGATGACAAACTTCTTGAGTCCAGTAGCGGCATCGTCGCATTTGTTAATCAAAGATTTAAACGAGCAGAGGATGCTAGACTAGGAGATGAGGAAAGGTGGTTACGTGCTTATAGAAACTATCGTGGTCTTTACGGATCAGACGTGCAATTCACATCTAGTGAAAAGTCTAGGGTATTTATTAAGGTCACTAAAACAAAAACTCTGGCAGCTTATGGACAGATTATTGACGTACTATTCGGAAATAATAAGTTTCCGCTTTCTATAGACCCATCTGTATTACCTGATGGTGTTGCTGAGTCTGTTCACATTAATGTAGACCCTAACGCAGAGGCTGGTGCGTCTGCACTAAAGGAAGCCTTTACTCAAGAGCCTACTAAGCCTTACTTGATTGGCCCAGACACTAAGCTAGAGCCTGGTGAAACTAGACGTTCCTTAGAGAAACGTTTAGGTGGACTAGAGAGAAAACTAGCACCAGTATCAGATAAACTAATTGAGGGTGACGGTACTACACCTACAAGCGTTACTTTCCATCCTGCTATGGTAGCAGCTAAAAAGATGGAAAAGAAAATACATGATCAGCTAAATGAGTCTGGTGCATCTAAGCATCTACGCAGCATGGCATTTGAGATGGCACTGCTAGGTACAGGTGTTATGAAAGGACCATTTGCTACAGATAAAGAGTATCCTAACTGGAATGATGAAGGCGATTATGAACCAATAGTTAAGACTGTACCTTCTACAGATCATGTATCTATATGGAACTTCTACCCTGACCCTGAAGCGTCAAGCATGGATGATGCAGAGTATGTTGTAGAGCGTCACAAGATGTCACGCACACAACTACGTTCTCTAGCTAATCGCCCTTACTTCATGGAAGATGCTATTGAAACAGCCGTTGCTACTGGCTCTGACTATGAGCGTAAGCATTGGGAACAAAAGATGGAAGACGATGATAGCTCCATTGGTAACTCTGAGCGCTGGGAAGTGTTTGAGTTCTGGGGTTTTGCTGACACAGGTATACTAGAAGAGAACGGTATTAAGATACCCAAAGAGTTGAAAGACTTAAACGAAGTAAACTGTAACATCTGGGTATGTAACGGAGAAGTTATTCGTTGTGTGCTTAATCCATTCAAACCATCACGTATCCCTTACTACTCTGTTCCCTATGAGCACAACCCTTACTCCTTCTTCGGTGTAGGTATTGCTGAGAACATGGATGATACACAGACACTTATGAATGGCTTTATGCGTATGGCTATTGACAATGCTTCACTAAGTGGTAATTTAATCATTGAAGTAGATGAAACAAACTTGGTTCCAGGCCAAGACTTAACTATGTACCCAGGCAAAGTCCTACGTAGACAAGGGGGCGCTCCTGGTCAAGCCTTGTTTGGCACTAAGTTCCCCAACGTTGCTGGTGAAAACATGCAACTCTTTGATAAGGCACGAGTATTAGCTGATGAGTCTACTGGCTTTCCTTCTTTTGCACATGGTCAGACAGGCGTTAGTGGCGTTGGTCGTACCGCTTCTGGTATTTCTATGCTTATGTCTGCTGCTAACGGCTCTATTCGCTCAGTAGTTAAGAACGTAGATGACTATCTTATTGCCCCTATGGGTAAAGCTTTCTTTGCATTCAACATGCAGTTTGACTTCGATGCAAACATCAAGGGTGACTTAGAAGTTAAGGCATCTGGTACAGAGAGCTTAATGGCTAACGAAGTACGCTCCCAGCGCTTAATGCAGTTCTTACAGGTTGCATCTAACCCAGCACTGGCTCCATTCGCTAAGATGGACTACGTTATTCGTGAGATTGCTAAGAGCATGAACCTTGATCCAGACAAAGTGACTAACTCTATGCAGGACGCTGCTATACAGGCAGAGATACTCAAAGCCTTCCAAGCGCCTCCACAGCCACCTATGGCTCCTGAAGGTGTCCCTGGTCCTGAAGGTGGTGCTCCTGCTCCACAAGGCGCTCCTGCTGGCGCTCAGGTACAAGACCCTACGGGTGCAGGTGGCGGTACTCTAGGCACAGGCGTTGCCCCTACTCCTGGCGAACAAGGATTCAGCGGTAATGTCGCTTAAGAGCTTTGTAAACAATAAAGTAGAATGGGATGCATTTAACACAGAGTTAGATGAGTGCATCTCACAGCAACACAAAAGTATTGAGAATATATCAGATCCTATAGAGTTGTATCGCTCTCAAGGTAGGATTGCAGCGTATCGTAACTTAAAGTACTTGAGGGATAAAGTTAATGGTTGACATAAATGATCAAACAGAAAAAGCTTTTAGTTTAGATGCTTTCCTTGGTCTTGACAAGCCAGTTAATAAAGTAGGTGGAGTGTCCACAAAAAGTGCTCCAAAACCTGTCAATGCACCTGTTGGCAAGCAGTCTTTCAAACTAACAAAGGAGGATAAAAGCCTACTACTTGACTTTGTTCCTGTTGTTGGTGACATTAAGGGTGCTTACGAGACAGTAGATATGATCTCTAGTGAGCTTGAAAAAGAAAACCCTAACTACTTCTTGATTGGTATTCTAGGAGGTGTTGGCGCTGTAGCTACTATTATTGGACTAGTTCCAGGCGCAGGTGATGTTGCTCAAAAAGCACTAATGGCAGGGGCAAGAAGTGTTGCTAGTGGCGCTAAAGCTGCTGGGCGTGGTGTTGTTGATTTAGCACAACGTGTAGAGGTTGACCCTAACGCTATGGGCAGTATGGGTGGCAATATAATGCTTTCTGTATTTCCTCCCGCTGAAAATGCTGCTCGTACACAGATAGCTGGTACTCTTCCTACGTATAAGAAAGCAGATACCCTACTAAAGAATCTATCAGGTGAAGGTAAAACCCTAGACTTTGGTGCAGGTTTAGGTCTATCAAAGAAAGAGCTTAACTTTGATACATATGAGCCTTTTCCTAAAGGTGACTTTACACCTGACTTTAATAATCCTGCCGATATACCCTCAAACTCGTATAAGAAAGTCACTAATCTAAATGTACTAAACGTAGTACCCCGTAAAGTTAGAGATACTATCGTACAAGATATTGGACGTGTGCTTGAGCCTAATGGTAGAGCCGTTATAACTACACGTGGCAGGGATGTGATGGACGCCAAGGGTACAGTTGGCCCAGAACCTATGTCTATTATAACCTCTAGGGATACTTACCAAAAAGGTTTTACTCAACCTGAACTTAACTCCTACATAACAGAAACGCTGGGCAAAGGATTTAAAGTAACTAATAATAAGCTTGGTGCGGCTGGCGTTACAGTACATAAGCTACCTACAAAAAACTTTAACGAAGGCGGTATAGTAATGAATGATAAACCTAAGTACCCTGACGCTGCAGTTGTTGATAAAGACAACCAAGAGATAGGATTTAGCCTTGGAGGTAATCTCTTCTTAAATGAACAGGGAGAGAATAGCCTTAGAAAAAGCTCTCTTGATATACCAGAAGGAGAAAAGGTTTCTACAAAAGAAGGCTCTATGTTTACGAGGTTCAGTTTAGGTAGTGACTTAGATAATTTTATAATTGATATGAGTAACAAGATAGGCGATAAAATAGATGTAGACTTAGGATCTGCTGCCTTACGCTATAAAATAGGGGATAACTCTAATATATACATTGAAAACATAGGTTCTGATGCACCAAGCATAGGCTATAGGTTTTCTAAGAGATTTAACGAGGGTGGTTTAAATATGAGTGAAGAAGATCAGATGCAAGATATGCTTGTAAGTAATCCTGAACAGGGTATGGCTGAAACAGTAGACCCAGTGTCAGGCAATGATGTACCACCAGGCTCTCTCCCTGCAGAGGTACGTGATGATGTACCTGCACAGCTAAGCGAAGGTGAGTACGTTGTACCTGCTGACGTAGTGCGTTACTTTGGTGTTAAGGCATTTGAAGATATGCGTATGCAAGCTAAGCAAGGTATGGCTGATATGGACGCAGAAGGACGTATTGGCGGTGACCCTATGCAAGAAGAAGCGTTACCCTTTTCTGATGAAGAACTTATGACTGTAGATACACCTGAAGATGACACTATGGCTATGATGAATGAGGGTGGTGTAGTGTATGCTGCTAATGGTGTAGATATACCTCCTGGCGTTATAGTTGATAACCCCTATGGCGGCGGTTATGGATTAGACCCTAATGACCCTACCCAAGTTGTTTCTGGTATACAAGGTGGATTAACTGGTACTGGTTATGAGTATAAAACCTATTATAATGCTGCAGGTCTTACAGTTGTTATACCTTTCTTTGATGGTGTAGCACAGGCAATGATACCAGAGGGCTATGCATCTGAAGCACCTAAAGCAGAGGTAGCACCAAGTTCAGGATCAGGCGGTAATGATGCTTCTGATGGCTTTGCACGGGCTGCTAAAGATAGAAATACGCCAGACCCTGTAGACTATACTAAGTCTAAGGACCCTGCTGAACTACAAAAAGCTATTGGTAGTTATTATAGTAGAGGTAATAAATTAGCAAAAAACTTAGGTTTTGCTATAAACCCTCTTGCTGGTCTAGGCATATATATGGTGGAAAAAAATAACCTTAAGAACATACAGTCTAGTGTTAATGCTTTACCAGATGGGGAAGAAAAGACTAATTTAGAACTGTTATTAGATAAGGACAAAGGAAAAGAGTTAAGAGCAGAAACTTATGAAACAGGAGGGGGCTTTAAATCCTTCTTGGCTGATATATTTGGTGTTGGCAAGGATGAAGTGTCTGATGCTGAACCTTCAGATAACACACCTACGTATAAGTATAACACTAAATACAATACCTTATCTTCAGATGGCGCTAAAATAGGTGGTATTAGCTTAGGATCTGAGCGTGACGCATATGAACGTGCTGTAGAATCAGGTGATGATAATGCAGTTTTTCACTATGAAGCTATTGATTCCCATCGTCAAAGGCAGAACGAGTATGCTGCATCTAATGAAGGTAAAGATCCAAAAGATTGGACGGGTGGTTCAGGTATGTCTGAGTCATCTAAAGAACAAGCTCAAAAATATGGTGGTAGTGTCGCTCAGGCACGTCAAGGGGGATCGCAAAGGACAGGTGGGGCTTTTAGTTCATTTGAAACTTCAGCCCAGCAAACACAAAGAGAGGATGAAGAGGATAATGGCGTACCTAAGAATAAAGGCGGTCTAGTACAACGCCCTAAGAAAAAGAAGAAAAACAAATAAACGAGGACACCCAGTAATGATGCTGGCCCCTAATAATAATAATAAGGAAACAAACTATGGCTGAAGCCCAAGCACAAGAAACTACGTATATCAAGAACAACCGTAATGCAGAACGTATTGCAAGAGAAGAGGCAGAGCTTAAAGAGCTTATGAGGAATCATGTCGGAGCAGAACAAGAAGAATCCGATAGCGAGGGAACTCAGGAAGCCCAAGTTCAGGATGAGAGTAATCCCGAACAAGAAGCTACCCAAGAGGCATCTGAAGCACAAGAAGCAGATGACGCAAGCCTGACGGGTGAAGAGCGCAGCTATAAGAAACGTTACGCAGATATACAAAAGCACTTGGCTAAAAAAGAGTCAGAGTTTAAAGACCGCATAGGAAGCCTTGAAGGTCAGCTACAGAAGGCTGCTAAAAATGAGCTTGTACTACCTAAGACAGATCAGGACATTGAAGCTTGGTCAAAGAAATACCCTGACGTAGCATCCATTGTTGAGGCTATCGCAGACAAGAAAGCGCAAGAGCGCTCAAGTGACTTAGACAACCGTATGCAGGAGCTAGAAGAGCTACGTGTTACGGCTAAGAAAGAAAAAGCAGAAGCAGAGCTAATGAGCTTTCACCCTGACTTTAAAACTATTCGTAGTGATGACGCATTCCACAACTGGGCAGGTGAACAGCCTAAGTGGGTACAAGATGCTTTGTATGAGAACCTAGATGACGCTAAGTCAGTTTCTCGTGTGATTGACTTATACAAGTCAGATAACAATATCACTACTAAGAAAGGTAACACTAGCGATAAGGCAGCAGCAAGCTCTGTCAAAGCTAGAACAAGGAATACTCCTGAGACTGACGATACTGCAGCACAGTGGCGAGAATCTCAAGTGAGTAAAATGTCTGTTCGTGAATATGAAAAGCATTCAGATGCTATCATGGAATCAATTCGCAGCGGAAAATTTGTCTATGATATGAAATAACTATTGACAAACAGATAATTGTAGATATAACTATCTTTACACAAGCCGAAAAGAACTACCCATTTGACTATAGGACCACACTAATAGGGGTTGCGCTACCTCTACAAGTATGATACCCTAAAAAGAACGGCCCTCTTCATTCGGATATGAATGTGTAACTATATTAACCAGCCATTCATCATCTAAAGGAGAATATAACATGGCTTTTACATCAACAGCAGGGTACGGGAACTTACCAAATGGTAACTTCAGCCCTATCATCTACAGCAAACAGGTACAGCTTGCGTTTCGCAAGAGCGCTGTAGCTAATGCTATTACTAACAATGATTATTTTGGTGAGATCGCAAACCAAGGCGATACCGTTAAAATTATGAAGGAACCAGAGGTTTCTGTTAAGCAGTACACTCGTGGTGCTCAGATCACAGCACAAGATCTTGACGATGAAGATTTTCAGCTTGTGGTAGACAAAAGCAACTACTTTGCTTTCAAGATTGACGATATCGAAGAGGCACACAGCCACATAGATTTCATGCAACTTGCAACGGATCGTGCAGCATACCGTTTAGCTGATCAAATGGACCAAGAATGCCTTGGCTATTTGTCTGGTTACAAGCAGTCTGCTTTACATGCTGATGCAGATGCAGTCAATGACGTAACAAACGGCACACTCGCTGTAGATACTGCTGGTACTGACGAATTGTTGACAACTATGAAGCTACGCAAGGATTCATTTGGTAACATAACAACAAGTTCAGCAGGGGATCACTCTATTCCTTTGACACCTCGTTTTGGTGGCGCTACTGCTGCAAGCACATCTGTTGCATCACCTTTGCAGGTTATTGCACGTATGGGTCGCTTGCTTGACCAACAGAATGTAGACTCTCGTGGTCGCTGGCTGGTCTTGGACGCTGTATTTATGGAACTCTTGAAAGACGAAGATTCACGAGTATTAAATGCAGATCAGGGTGGCTCAGGTCTCCAGAATGGTCTTGTATTGAACAACCTACACGGCTTCCGTATCTATCAGTCAAATAACCTACCTTCAGTGGGTACAGGCTCAGGTACGTCAGGTTCAGCTAACCAGGACACTAACTACGGTGTGATTGTTGCTGGCCATGATTCAGCAGTTGCTTCTGCAGAGCAGATCAACAAAGTTGAGTCATATCGTGACCCAGACTCATTTTCCGACATTGTTCGTGGAATGCATCTATACGGCAGGAAGATTCTTCGTCCAGAAGCAATCGTAACTGCTAAATATAACGCAGCGTAAGGGAGGATAAACTTATGGCTACTTTAACTACATTTTTAGCACCCACTCGTGGAGCAGGTAATCCTTCACGGAAGCCTTACATGATTGAAAACACTCTTGACCTCACTGCAAGTGCGGTTGATTGTTCAGCTGGTGACATTATTCAGGCTCTTACTATTCCTGGTAATACTGTCATTCTATGGGCAGGTATTCAAGTAATGGAATCTGCTACTATGAACACAGGTTCTAACGCTACTGCTATTCTTGGTACAGCGGTTGACCCTAACGAGTACGTAGCTGCGTTTGATATTGATGGTGCTGCAGATCTTGCATATGCACCAACAGTAGCTCAAGCAGGTGTCCTTGTCAATGCTGTTGCAGATACAATGGACGTAACCTTTGCGGGTGACGGTGCAACCTTCAGCGCAGGTAAACTACGTGTTTACTGTATGTTGATGGATGTCTCTGAAGTCGGAGACCATACTGCTCAAACAGTAGATCGTGATACACTGGCTTAATTGCTAAACTAAGGGGGGCTGGGTAACTAGCCCCTCTAACTTTGCTCAAAGGAAGTTCTTTCATGGCTACATACATCACTCTAGTAAATCAATTACTCAGACGCATAAATGAGACAGAGCTAGACGCAGCTGGGTCAGGTTTTGGAGATGTACGTAACTTACAAGCACTTGCCAAAGATTCTATTAATTCAAGCATAAGAGAAATATTACAAATATCACAGGAGTGGCCCTTCACTCTTACTACTAATACACAAACATTAGTTGTTGGTACGGGTGTGTATGACTTTCCTGCAGACTTATCAAAGGTAGATTGGGATACTTTCTACATTAAAAAGAACGAAACACAACAGAACGAACCTCGTAAGCTTCCTGTAATTACATTTGCAGACTACCTACGTAGCTTTAGACCTATAGAAGATATTGGCGGCGCTACGTCTAGGTCTGTACCTCTGCGTATTTACCAGACACAAGATTCTAAGTTTGGTGTTACACCCATTCCAGATGCTGCCTATGATATTGAGTATCGCTACTATTCTTTTCCCGCTGACCTAACAGCATTTAATGATGTGTCTGTTATACCTCAAAGGTTTAACACAGTTGTTATTGATGGGGCTATGATGTATCTTATGCGTTTCCGTTCCAATGATCAGAGTGGGCAGATCCATGAGAAGAAGTTTATGGATGGCATTGATAACATGCGGCGTCTACTACTAGATACACCTTTGTATATAACTTCTACTGTAACAGGTAGGCATTTCAACTCTGTAACTGGTGCTCAATAATGGCAGAACAACTATCCACGTTTGCTACGCCTTGTAGTGGTGGACTTTACAACAACCTAGACCCTCTTACTCACGGCGGTCAGTTTGCTGGATCAGCGTATAGATTAATAAACTATGAACCCTCCCTTCAAGGTGGGTATAGACGTATTAGCGGTTACTCAAGATCTTATGGCGAACTTACAGGAGACTCAACTAACAGCGTCCCTGTTTTAGGTGTCCATGTTTCCGCTGATGTACAGCAAGGTATATTTGGTGCAAGAAAACCTGCTAGTGGAAATAACTACCTGCATTGGTATAACCATTACTACACGGTTGTTGTAACCAGTGGAGAGGGTACGGACCTTACAGTAGGTGAAAAAGTTACGGGTGTTGTAAGCGCTGCTAATTCCGCAGGTGTAGCGGCTACAGGTACAGTAGTATCTACTTCATCTAACAGCGTTGTTATTAACTTCGGAAGACTGCCCAGCACAATATTTGTTACAGGTAACATTATTACAGGTGGTACATCTGAAGAGGCCACTACAGTTACGGCAACTCCTACAGTTATAGGCTGGACTGCTGTAGACTCTAGCTTAGTTGCTAACGATAGGAACGGCGTATGTGCCGCACAAACAACTAGTGGCGCTGCTAACTTAGTTATTAATGGTGCGTTACACTCAAGCAACACAATTAACTTTACTACTGCTGCATCCTTACAACCTAGAAAGGTTACTATCTTTTCTGCTGGTGGTGACGTATCTGGTGTATCCTTTACTATTACAGGCACAGACTACTTAGGTCAAGCTCTTGTTGAAATAGTAACAGGTCCAGCTGCGGATGCTACAGTAACAAGCACAAAATTCTTTAATACTATTACACAGATAGCTGCAGGTGGTGCTGTTACAGGTAATATTGAGGTAGGCTCTGGTGCAGGTCAGTATAGACCTGTTGCTCCTACTATGACAGGCGTAACACAAGTGCGCTTTGAAGACTTTAACTGGGGTTCTCCTAAGTTCGCATTGGTTGATGGTATTAATCCCGCAGCTACTTACGATGGTAGCAACTTCATACAGATTACAGATAGTAATGCCCCTACTTCGCCCTCTCTATCAGCCGCTTTCAACAATCACTTATTCTTAGCTGGCGATTCTTCAGCCCCTTATCACATACACTTTAGCTCACCTGTAGCTGAAGCAGACTTTACCCCTGCTAATGGTGGAGGAGTAATTAATGTAGGTTTTAAGATAACTCAAATTAAAGCCTTTCGTGATCAGCTATATATTTTTGGTGCTAATAATATTAAACGACTAGTGGGTGATAACCAAGCTAACTTTGTGCTACAGAATGTAACAAGTAACTTAGGCTGTATAGCACCTGACAGCGTAGTAGAGTTTAACGGAGAGATTATCTTTCTAGCGCCTGATGGTGTACGCCCTGTATCTGCTACAGATCGTATCGGGGATATTGAACTTTCAACCTTATCCAAACCCATTCAAGCTATCTTTGAGGACTACACTACAAATGAAGACCTGTCTACAATCAAGACAGTGGTACTCAAAAAGAAGTCTCAGTTCCGCATGTTCTTTCAAGACCAGGATTCATTAGGTCTTATAGGAGGTATTAGGCGTAGTGCTCAAGCTGGGCAAGGCTTTGAGTTTTCTCAGATTGTTGGTATAGAAGTTAATCAAGTTGCAAGTGGTTATATAGATAAAGAAGAGTTTGTTATCCACGGAGATTCTTCTGGTTTTGTATCACGCCAAGAAGTAGGAACTGATTTTAATGGCGCTGATATATTTAGCTTCTTTCAGTCTCCTTTTATCTATATGGAAGATCCAGAGGTACGTAAAACTATCTACAGTATTAATACTTACATGCGGTCAGAGGGTTTAGTTAATATAGCAATGGGCGTTGAGTACGACTATGGTGATACATCTTTAACTCTAGCCTCAGACTACGCCATAACCACACAAGGCGCTGCAGCTTTCTATGATAAAGCTAAGTTTGATTCAGAAGAGATATATGATGGCAACCCTTCTCCTATCAAGTCAACAAGCGTATCAGGTTCAGGTAAATCAGTGTCAATCAAATATGTAACAAATGGAACAGACCCTAGCCACACTATTCAGGCTTTTTCTGTTACTTACGGACTAGGGGACAGGAGATAAAATATGGCAGGTTATTCAAGGCAGTCTACTTCAGACATCGTACCCACAGCTGTTGTTAAGGCTGCACCTATTAATGCAGAGTACAATAAACTAAGAGATGCTTTTACTTTTAGTGATTCTGCAACTACAGGTCACAGGCATGATGGAGATAGTGATGAAGGTTCACATGTACCTTTAATTGCAGATCCAGACGGTTTAAATAAAATAGTCGTTGATACTGGTAATAATAGACATGGTGTCTTTGTTGAAGTAGGCGGCTCTGCAGTAGAGCAGATACGTATTTCAGATGGTCTTATAGCCCCTGTCACTGATAGTGATGTTGATCTAGGTGGATCAACTTTAGAGTTTAAAGACTTATACCTAGATGGCACTGCTCATATTGACACGCTAGACGTTGATGCAAACGCTGGTATTATTGGTGCGCTTACCGTAACGGGTGTCACCGCCCTCAACGGCGGCTTGACTATGGACAGCAACAAGTTTACCGTTGCAAACACCAGTGGTAATACAGCCATTGCAGGTACGCTTGCAGTAACTGGCGCTACAACCTTAGCTGCTACTTCATTTGGTGATGCTAACATTACTAACGTGGGTAATATTGCTCTTGATAGTATTACGGCTGATGGTTCAACTATTACAATTACTGGAAATACTACCTTCGCTGATGGTGCTTTTGACTTTAACATTGCTTCACACGATACTTCAAATGGTTTAAAACTAGGTGGCACATTAGTTACATCAACCGCTGCAGAACTTAACATCTTAGATGGTGTCACATCCACTACAGCAGAACTAAACATACTTGACGGTGTAACATCTACAGCTACCGAACTTAACTTGCTTGACGGTGTTACTGCTACAACTGCAGAGTTAAATTATCTTGATGTAACTACACTTGGTACATCTGAAGCATCTAAAGTTGTTACAGTAAATGCTAGTGGTGACTTGATTGTACCCGACAGTGATAAGTTTAACTTTGGTGCTGGCAGTGACATGGCACTGTACCATGATGGAACTAACTCTTATATCACCAATAAAACAGGTGCGTTAAAGGTTGCTACAGAAACATCTGGCATTGCAATAACCATTGGTCACACTACATCAGAAGTAACAGTAGCAGATAACCTTACAATTACAGGTAACTTAACTGTTGGCGGTACACAGACGGTAGTTGATACTGTAACTATGAATGCAGCTAATGCTATTGTGTTTGAAGGTGCTACTGCTGACGCTCATGAAACTACACTGACAATCGTTGATCCAACGGCAGATCGTACAATAAACCTACCCAACCAAAGTGGTACTGTTCCAGTACTGGCTGCAGCAAGTAACACAGCTATTACCGCTACACCTGCTGAGCTAAACATAATGGATGGCGGCACTAGTGCAACCTCTACTACATTAGCTGATGCTGATCGTGTCGTAGTTAATGACGCAGGCACGATGAAGCAGGTCGCTATGAGCGACATCAACGGTTACATGCAGAATAACTTGAACACGCAAGCAAATCTAACTACAGTTGGTGCGCTTAATGCTGGTTCTATCACGTCAGGCTTTGGTACTATTAACATAGGGTCTTCCGCCTTCACAACTACAGGTGCGGTAAACTTTGGTTCTCTGAATGACGGTACTATTGGAATTACAGCGTTTGTCGATGAAGATAATATGTCATCTAATAGTGCTACTCTTGTACCTACGCAGCAGAGTGTTAAAGCTTATGTGGATGGCATTTCCGCAACAGCTAATAACGTATCAGGTCTTACCGCTACAGGTGCAGAACTTAACATACTAGACGATGCTACGGTTACTACAGCAGAGCTTAACATTCTTGACGGCAGTGAAACTACACAAGCTACAGTCACTCTGGTCGGCACAGACGGTGTTGTAATCTCAGATGCTGATGTAATGAAGCAGGCACTTGTATCCGACTTTGATACATTTATGGCAAGTACAACTAAAACTCTTACCAACAAGACCTTGACAAGCCCTACACTTAACGGTACAATTCTTGTTAGTGATGGTTCAAACGACTTGAACATTGCTTCGCATGATGGTAGTAATGGTCTAAAGCTTGGTGGTACACTAGTTACCTCAACAGCTGCTGAGTTAAACTACAATGATACAGGTGCTGCAGTAGGTACTGTTGTAGCCAGTAAGACTGTAACAGTAGATGCAAACAAAGATGCTTCAAGCTTTCGTAACATTACAATGGCAGGAGACTTATCTATTGGTGGTGACGTTATTACCGTCTCTAATGCTGATCTTGACTTAGCCCCACATGGAACAGGTACAGTTGTTGTAAGAGGTAATACTAACTCAGCTGCAATAGTCTTTAACTGTGAAAGTAATAGCCACGGACAAAAAGTGTTTGGACAGCCACACTCTGCAGGTGTTACAAACACTTTAATGTTACCAGCAGGTGCTAACTCAACACTATTATCTCGTGTTTCTGTAGATACGCTTACTAATAAAACTCTAACATCACCTAAAATTAATGAGGATGTAGCAGTAACATCTACTGCAACGGAACTAAACATTTTAGATGGGGTCACTAGTACTACTGCTGAGCTAAATATCTTAGACGGTGTTACTTCTACAGCTGCTGAGCTAAATATCTTAGATGGTGTAACTTCTACAGCCGCAGAGATAAACTTAATTGACGGCGACACAGCAAGAGGTACAACTGC